CACAAGGGTGGGTACCTGCAGTTCCTGTACGACAACTGCGAGACAGCGGCCAACCCGTTCGGCATGGAGCCCAACGTGCTGGGCTTCAGGAACTACCCGGATGCGGCCAGCTACCTGGCTGACCAGCCGGGTGTGTTCTACCTGCCGGACGATCTGGTCTACACGATCGACGACATCTCATACAACGAGGATCTGTCGGACGAACTGACTGAGTTCGGATACGACAGACGCAAGCACAAGATGATCGGATCCATCATGGAAGCGAGGCAGACTGCAAGGTTCCAAGGACTGGTGGCCGAGAACGGACGGCTGAGGTTCGAAGTGTTCGAAGACATCGTGGCCGGGGTGCTGTCGAAGCACAAGCCTGTGCTCATCTACTGCAATCGCGAGCAGGTGGCACAGGCTCTGGCTCGTTCGATGGACTTCTACTGCATGAAGTACGCGATGGTCACGGGCAAGACGCCCAAACTGTTGAAGGAGACCATCATCCAAGAGTTCCTGTCGGGAGAGCACAGCATCCTGATCGGGACAGCCACCCTGGCTACCGGCACTGACGGTATGGACAGGGTGTGCGACACCCTGCTGATCCTCGACGACACAGATGACGACGCCCTGCGTCGGCAGCTGATCGGCCGGATCATGCCGCGAGGAGACTTCGTCTCCACCGCAGCGAAGCAGGTTCTGCGTCTGTTGCCCGCCTGAAGCCAACCGGGGAGGGGCTAGCCACCTGGCTGGCTGGACCAAGGAGGAAGCAATGGACGTGCAGGCAGCGATGGACAAGCTCACCGAAGCCACGAGTGATCCCAGTATCACGAGTGATCAGTTCGGAGAGTTGGTGAATCGCATCAGGGTTCTCCGGCATCTGCAGGAGAACTGAACAAGGGAGTGGCCGGCTTCGGTCGGCCACTCCCCCACTACCCACAAGGAGAAGCATGACGACTGCAGTGCAGAAGAACATCCGTCAGCTGGGTGAAGAAGCACAACAGCTGGCGAAGGATCTCGAGTACGTGATGTACAACGGGGCGCTCTATGCACCCATCGACTACGTGACTGGTGACAGGTCTGTGGTGCCACCAGAGGAGAACCGTATCTGGGTGCAACTCAACGGTGACGACCTGCGCAATGCGGCACTGGAACAGTTCAACACTCAACTAACTGGACAGAGCCAGGAGGACAGCTTCACCTACATGGTGCGTGGTGCTGCTCGTCAGGTGAACCACGTCGAACCACGCATCCTGATCAAGACAGCCGCAGGGTTGAAAGCCCTGCAGACTGACGGAACGCTCAGCGATCCGGACGGGACCTTCGTCCCGAACTGCATCGAGTGGATGCTCAACGAGGACCCGGACGATCAGGCCGAGGTGGCTGCCACCATCCTCGAGTGGGTCGGTGGTGACGAGGAGATCTACACCTCGCTCATGTACCACCTCGCCACGATCCTGTCGCCGCACTGGTCGGCCGGCCGCTACATCCTGCTCATCGGGCAGGGTCGCAACGGCAAGTCGGTGCTCATGACCATGCTCAAGAACCTGATGGGCAAGGTCAACGTCTCAGGTGTGGACAGGCAGATGATCGCCGACAACAACGTGGCGATCCACGACCTGAACGGGAAGCTGCTCAACCTGGTGATGGATGGCAGTGCCGAGTTCCTCAAGGACTCGGGCCGTGAGAAGTCTCTGATCACGGGCGAGAGCACCAACATCAGGCCGCTGTACAAGGGCACGCTGAAGGAGGTGCAGACCCACGCTCTGTTCATCGAGGGTCTGAACCGGGAGCCGAAGTCGAGGGACAAGAGCACAGCCCTGCAGGCCAGGCTCACTCGCTTCATCTTCCCGAACGAGTACCCGACGAACCCGTTGTTCTACGAGCACATGAACTCGGATCGGATGCTCGGTGCCCTGCTCGCCCTGCTGATCAAGTACTACGTCACCAAGGGAGAGGCGTACCAGAAGTTGGCTCCGACCAAGTCTGCGCTCGAGGCGCAGCAGGACCACATGGTGGCCAACTCGCTGGCTCTGCAGTTCATGGTCCAGGTCGATCGTGACGAGCCACTCGGTGTGCTCGACACGCTGATCGACATGGAGATCCCTGAGCTGACTCAGAGGTTCGCATCGTGGCGCATCAAGATGGGTGACATCTCCGTCTGGTCAGAGGAGAACGTCAAGGAACAGTTCGACCCGTACATCAAGAGCTGGCGTGGCAAGTCCTATCGCCCCGCCGGCAGCCAGAAGGTCGCCAAGATGCCGACCATCAAGGAGTACAGGCCAGTTGTCCTGGACCTGTTCGCACAGAAGCCGGCGCCGCAAGAGCCGGAGACCCAGGAGGAAGCAGATGTACCAGCCGTGGTGGCTGACTGATTCGTACGAAGGGGACTTCGCAATCCCCGTGGATTTCCTGACAGTGTCAGGAGCTGAAGGCCCGGCTCTCGTCCGGGTGTGGGGCGACGGCAAGACCGACGCAGGTTGGGGGCTGACCGACAAGGACGACAAGCCCGCGTTCATCCCGCTGTACCAGCGCAAGAGGTTCCAGGCCAGCGCGATCCTTGCTGGCTACGCCGAGAAGATCTGGGCGTTCGCCTTCATCATGCGTTCGATGCGTGTCGTCTGCATCGACATCGACGGGAAGAACGGTGGCTTCGACCATGCCGCAAGCCTGGGCATCCTGCCGCCCACGCTGGCCGAGACCAGCAAGAGCGGCAACGGCTACCACCTGTTCTACCTCGTGAGCGAGGACGAGTGGGATCCGAACGCAGGCTTCGGCATGTTCGGTGATCGCATCGGCATCGAGCAGGGCGTGGACTTCCGAGGGACTGGGTGTGTCTACCACTACCAGTCCCAGAGGTGGAACGACCGTCCACTGGCTGAGTTGCCTGACCGTATCAAGGACAGGCTCAAGGCAGCTCAGCAGCGCAAGGCCGCATCCGCGGCGAACATCGTCAAGACCCTCGAACTCGAGGATCCAGAGGAGGTACTGATCATGCAGGCTGACCTGCTCGCCGACCTGAAGAAGCCGATCCCGGCAGGTCGACGGAACAACACACTGTTCGCCATCGGGCAGCAACTGAAGCTGGCGCAGATCCCAGATTGGGAGACGCACCTGCACAAGCGTGCGCTCGATGTGGGGTTGGATCAGGACGAAGCCAACAAGCTGGTGGCCAACGTCCAGAAGTACAACTGATCATGAGCGGGGCTCGCGCTGAACGGGCGAAGCTTGTGAAGAAGTTGGAACGACAGGGCTTCGATGTGACCCGGACTGGATCCGGGCACTGGAAGGTGGTGAACCCGCAGGGTGGTGACCCCGTCATCATGGCGTTCTCGCCTCGCAGTCCCGCGGACTACCAGACGGTGAAGCTCCTGAAGCGGATCGGGTACAAGGGGTAGGAGATTGGTGAGGGGGAGTCGGGGCTATCAGCCTCGACTCCCCCTTTTTTTGGGGGGTATGCTGCCGCCATGATCGAACAGAGTTCGTTGCTTTCGGCGGCAGAGGAAGAGCTGAAGAAGAGGTTCAAGAAGGCTGAGGCAGACAAGGCTCGTCTGCCGTCCACGGCAGCCGACCCGGCGGGGTCCGACCGCATCGACCAGCTTGTCCTTCCGGATGAGATGAGGGCGAAGATGCCGGTCACCAAGGACAAGTACATCGTCCGCGAGAACCCTCACCTCGTGCAGTGGGAGCGAGAGGTGCGCAAGTTCCTGCGCAACCTGAGTCCCGAGCATGGCCACCGTGTCTCGGCCGTCATGATCTACGAGTGGGCGACCGGCATCCGGATCGCCGACATCATGAAGACGCCGACCAAGTACGAGCCGGGCAAGCAGAACTGGCGCAGCGATACGCGCAAGATCAACAAGGTCCTCGAGTACTACTTCGGCAAGCCGTACATGACCTACATCTGCGGGCGCAAGGTGCCCAAGGCGTACCGGGTGAAGCCGGGCTACTACATCCGCCGGCACCGGCCACTGACTCTCACCCTGTGGGCCGAGTACGTGGAGGGAGTCCTCTACCCGTGACCCATCACCCGATCAAGGTGCTCGAGGACGGCACCCGGGTCTACTCCAACGGCACCAGGTACAAGCCGAAGCCTCCCGAGGAGCGGGTGCACCAGGTCAGGAAGCCGCCTGTCGCTGGCGCTCTGCGCCTGGGTGACGTCTGGTACCTCCCGCTGGCTCTCCTGCCTCAGGAGGCCCGCTCCTGGCCAGAGACGGTGCCAGACGAGGAGGCGTTCGACCACGCCTTCAAGGCTCGGCGGTGCAAGTGCCACGTCTGCAAGCGCCCCGAGGCTCGGAAGTGGCGTCGTCGGGGGCTGGCTCAGAGGCGCATGGGTGGCTGATCAGCCACGTCCGTGTCGGTCAGGGCAGAGCCCTCGAGCCGCTGGTACAGCTGCTGGATGCTCTTGAGGTCCCGACCCATGATGGCCTGCAGGATCAGCGTGGCGGCCGTGACGTCGAGGATGTCAGGGCTGGAGCTGTAGACGGTCTGCACCGTGCCGAACCGCTGGTGCCACAGCCACAGCAGCCGGGTGTCCAACGAGCCGCGGTGACCATCCGGCACCTGTGTCCTGAACCGCTTGATCGGGACGACTTCGTCACTCACTGATCTCACCTGCCGTGAGGTCGATGAACTCGAGCTGCACCTTGTTCGCGGTGGCTGGGTGTGTGCCTGGCCGGCGTCGTCCCACCAGCCTGGTGAAGATCAGGTTGCGTGCGATGTTGGCTCGGCCCATCGAGCCGCGCTCGCTGATCTGCGCACCGTTGGCGATCTCGAACAGCGTGCGCGACACGAGCTCGTGCGCTGGCAGGCTGAGCATGTCGTCGCTCTTGAGCACTGGGTTGTCCACCACATGCTGCAGCGATTGCCGGATGGTCACCATCCTCATCTGGCCCACACTCCTGAGTAGTCCTGGACGTAGTCGATCGAGCCGGTGTCCTGCCCTGGCAGGTCAAAAAATTTTCCGCTGAAGAAGTCCAGCTCCTTCACTGCCTGCACCGCATACCGCAGCGCATCCATCATGTGGCTGTGCTTGTCGTGGAGCGGCTGCTGAGTCCACATCTGGAGCCGGGTGTTGAACTCGTACTTGTAGTTCTCCAGGCATTCGAGCAGCCACTGGCAGTTGGTCTCGTGGATGATCGTGTTGTACAGCATCATGCGTGTCTGCTGGATATCGGTGACGATGTTGAAGTCTCCGCTCCGTGAGCCGGGTATCTTCCACACCTTGTTGCTCTTGGCCAGGACTGCGACGTTCGGGAACCGCTGGCGCATCATGTCGGCTGGGGTGGTGTTCACCGCCTTCTCGTGGTGGTCACCATCCCACGGCAGGATCATGGCCCCGACCTTGTTGAAGTACTGCTTGGCCTGCAGCACATCGACGTACTCGGGCAGTGCCTTGCCGTGGCCCTCGCCACAGTCGTACAGGAACAGCCGGCCGTTGATCCACTGGAACGCGATCCACGCTGTCGCGTCCGAGTGCATGCCTGAGCTGCCGATGTCGAACACCACGTAGACCGGATGGCCCGGATCCAGGTTGAAGTCGTGCACCCGGTTGTCCCCGACCAACTTCATGTACGCCTCGCCGTACACAGCCGCGGCGTCCATCTCCTCGAAGGAGACGTGGTACTCCTGCTCGAACATGCGGTCGTTGCCGAACCGCTTGAGGTAGGTCTCCCTGATCCGCTCGAGTTCGTCGGGCGTCAGGACCGGAGGCAGGCCCTCACGCTTCATCATCTCGTTCAGGTCGTCGATCGTCCGGACGATGACCTGTGCCTCGGGATTCCCGCTCAGGGACTCCATCAGCTGCCACAGTGGGTTGCGTCGCTTCCCACGCGGAGTGCTCACCACCATCAGCCGCTTCTGCTCAGCCCTGTTCTCGAGGATGGGCATGATGCGGGGGATCGGATCCTCCCGGCTGAACAGAGCCAGCTCGGTGACGGTGTAGTCCTGGTAGGACGTGCCGACACCGGCCTTGTCCTGTCCGGACTGGAAGTAGCCCTGCAGCTTCAGCCGGCTCTGGTTGGAGAACCGGCCCTCCATGAGGGTGCCCTTCCAGTCCACTGAGTCACTGGGGACGTTGTCCTGCAGGCCACGGATGTACTCGCCCGTCAGCGGGTCGATGTACGTCTTGTCCCACAGGATGTCGCGGATCATCGGGTTGGACAGCGAGACGTACACGCCCGTGGTCTTGGCCGTGCGCAGCCGGGCATCGCACTGCTCCATCGAGGCAGCCACGTCCTTGCCGGTCTGCCTCGGGAGCACTGCGATGCCGTAGCGCTTGGTGCGCCACATCTTGTGGAGCTCAACCTGGTACGGCCTCGGCCGGTAGTGGACCGGGAATGTGGGCACTACCGGCCACCTCCTCTCAGACGGGGGAGAGCACAGCCTCTACGAGAGAGAGCAGCTCGCTCTTGTTCAGGTTCCCCAGGGCCGACTCGGAGAGCTCGACCCCGTTGTCCAGCAGCCAGTCGACGATCTCTGCCTTGGTCCAGGTAGGCAGCGGAACAGATGCGAGCTGTGCCCCAGTGAAGGTGAAGTCCAGCGAGTCGCTGAACACAGCGCCGTTGCGCACCGAGACCGGCAGGACTGCCGGGCCTCCGATCGTGTCCGGTCGGACGAGGGTGGTCACCTCGTTCTCCGAGACGAACGTCGTCGGCTCTTCGTGGTCGTTCCACCAGATGACGGTGTTGACGTCGAACTTCTCGCCCTGGACGCTGATGGTGAAGTCAGGGTCTCCGACCGCCACAGTGTCAGGTACCAGTGCAGTGAGCACCGGAGCAGAGCTGTCCGCCTGCCCGGTGAGGAAGTTGTACTGGCTGTGGCTGGCTCGAGCGCTGCTTGCGTACTCAGCCTGCGCCGCTGCGACCTCAGCCGCGTTTGCGTCCGAGGTTTCGGCCGGCGTCGAGCGTTGCTTGACGGAATCTGCGTAGAGGGCTGCGTCGTGCGGCATGACTGGCTCCTTAGATCTGAAGGTTGGGCAGTCCTATTGTGCCGAACAACGTCGAGAAGTCCTCCTTCTCGGAGGAACTTCCTGCCTTGGATGCGATCCCTGCCTGCGGCGGCTCGGGCGGCGGGGGTGTCGGGCGAGCCGCCGCAGGGGGTGCAGCAGCCGCCGTCTTCGACGGAGCAGGTACAGCCGCTGCAGTCTTTCGGAGGTTGTCGATGATGGGCTGCACAGGGATCGAGTACCCCTGCAGCTTGCCATCAGCGCGCACCTCGTAGGGCGCCATCATGTTGGCGAAGGAATCCGCCAACGTCCGGTTGAAGCCCTTGGTACCCGGGATCAGGTCTGGGTTGTTCTTGAACAGGTCGATGCTCGAGTGCACCGTCTGCATGTAGGCCGCGGACTCCTCCATCTTGGCAGTGGCAGTCTCCCGGATCTCCTCGATCAGGATGGACTTCACCGCCTCCTGCCACTCCTTGGCGTCCTCGGAGTTGCGCAGAGTCTCGGTCCCCTCCTTGCCGATGGCCGGCACGGTGGTGCCCACCAGCAGACGGGGATGCTTCTCGAGTGCCTCGAAGTACTGGCCGTACTCCTCGCGCGCAGCGTCGTACGCCTCTTTCTGGTACGCCTTGCTGACGTTCTCCTCGAACTTGGTGGTCAGCTCACCGAGTGTTGGAAGGACGGTGGCGGGCTCGACAGTCCAAGCTGCTGGGACACCGGTGGCATCTGCCCCTGCAGGATCTCCAGCAGGAGTTCCTGCTCCAGTCCCTGCTGCATCTGGACTTCCCGATTGCGCTTGTCCATCCGTGTCAGTGCCTCCGCCATTGGGAGCGCCATCTCCCACAGGAGCTCCCGCTGCTGCAGCATCAGTGTTCGAGCTTGGTGTTCCAGTAGCACCCTCAGCGTTGCTTCCACTCTGGCCAGCAGGATCTCCCTCTCCTGCTCCCGTCGCTCCTGCCTCCGCCGGGACCAGTGCATCCAGGAGAGCACCGAACGCAGAGTCTCCATGATTCGGGAGCTCCACGAACTCCTTCTCGTCTGGTGCGACACTCATCAGTCCTCCC